CAGTACAACAGGAGATTAAACAAAAATGGCTACATCATCGCTAACAAAAATGACCGTGCCCTTGGCCAGCGATCAAAGCAACAGCAACCAAGGCTTGTTAATGCCCAAACTGAAATATCGCTTTAGAGTGACCTTTCAGAATTTTGGAGTATCAACACCGGTAACAGAATTGACCAAGCAGGTTGTGGATTTCTCTCGTCCTAATGTGACCTTTGAAGATATAACTCTTCCTATTTACAACAGCACAATCAAACTGGCCGGCAAGTACAGCTGGGCTGATGTCACCTGCAATCTACGTGATGATGCGGCTGGCAATGTCAGCCGATTGGTTGGCGAACAACTGCAGAAACAGTTGGACTTTGCAGAAATGAGTTCAGCCAGTTCGGGTATTGACTACAAGTTTACCACAGTATTTGAAGTACTGGATGGCGGTAACGGGGCCAACACGCCAATTGCGTTAGAAACTTGGGAAATTTACGGTTGCTTCCTACAAGGTGTCAACTACGGTGACATGAACTACGCTACCAATGAAGCAGCTCAGATTGCCATGACCATACGTTTTGACAATGCCTTACAGACTCCAGCTGGATCTGGTGTTGGCGCAATGGTTGGTAGAAGTCTTGGCGATGTGGCCACTGGTGTTGGTACAGCACAGTAACTGACCGTCAATGACTAATTTGGCCTCGTTTGGCGAGAATGTACTTAAGGGATTCATTGGATCAGCTGGCTTAAAAGATTACAGTCACGCCAGCAAGACCTTTAGAAGCAACAACTACGAACTTACTCCCAGAAGCAGGTATCTATTCCACTGTTATTTTAACATAAACACAGGTGAAATTCCGTCACTGTCCAATGCATTTCAAAACAACGATGTGGCCAGTATAGGACTCATGGTCAAGACAGTGGACCTGCCCAGCTATCAAATCGCCAACGAAACCTTAAATCAATACAATCGTAAAAGAATCGTCCAGACCAAAATCAACTATCAGCCAGTGACTATGACCTTGCACGATGATCAAAGCGATCTCATACGCACTCTCTGGTACAACTACTACAGCTACTATTACAAAGACAGCACCTACGGCTACAACAATGTTCCAAATCAAAGCGGAACATCGGGCCAAAATGCTCTTATGCAAAATGGGTTCAGTTACAACCTGGCTGACACTTATACAGGAAGACAAAACACCGACTGGGGCTACATCGGCGAAGGCTATACCGACAGCAGTCCCGGAACAGCCGACGGCCTAAACAGCGGTAAACCCAGATTTTTCAATGACATCACCATATACGGCCTGGCACAAAAAAGGTTTGCATCTTATATACTGATCAATCCCATCATCACTGAATGGAAAAGCGATCAGTACGACTACAGCCAAGGGGCTGGTACCATGAGTCATACCCTGACCATTGCGTACGAAACAGTAAAATACAACAGCGGGCCCATTGGTGGAGCGAAACCCAGCAATGCGGTGTTTGGATTTGCAGATCCAGCGCACTACGACACAACTCGCAGTAGCCTGTCAAGACCTGGCGGAACTGCCACAGTGTTTGGGCAAGGCGGTATCGTTGATGCTGTGGAAGGAATTACACAAGATCTACAGGCTCTGGCTGATGGTCGTGGTGGATTACAAAACATTATCGGTGCGGTACAAACTGCCGGCACTGCTTACAACACAATCAAAAAAACCAATGTGCTACAAACAGTTGGACAAGAAGTACAAAATATTGCCACCAGTGTACTGCAACAAGGACTAACTGGCAGTGTAAGACAGGCCATCAATTCTGGCAACGGACAATTTTTTCCAAACATTAACAAAGATACGGGTCTGCTCGACGTTAACAAGTACGGTCAGCCCACAAATTTCGTAACCCCTGGCACTACTATACAACAACAGTTGCCTATTGCTGCTGTACGACAAGCTGTACAACAACAGTTGAGATTGTAATACATGACCACAGTAAATTACGCCAATCCCAAAACAGACGCATCAGTAAAAATATTTGATCAGTTCTACAGCTACGAGCTCAGTGTACCAGTTGATGCTTATGATGCAGTCTACAGCTATTTTCGCAGTGTGTTTGGCACAGCCGAAGCAGCTGGTAATTTTGCTGTGACCTTGTTCAGAGTTGCTGAACTCAGTGGCACTCCAGTCTTGACCTTGTTGCAAGAAATACGAGGACATACTGGGCCCGACCTGACATTGACTCTTGCGTACTATATCAACGCTACTCGTAGCAACAGTACCTTGTTGGGGCTGAACGTGGCCACCCAGCCCAACTACTATGTAGCACACAACATTCGTATCTGAGGTCAGCCATGGCCAAATTTGCTCAAGGAGCCTATACTGTAACAAACGCCCACAAATACGTGGGCAACGGCAGTCCAAGATTTCGCAGCAGTTGGGAATGGGCATTTATGAACTTTTGCGATGGCAACGATAACATATTGCAATGGGCCAGCGAGCCAGTCAGAATACCGTATCAACATCCACTTACCGGCAAAATGACCACTTATGTGCCAGATTTTATTGTGACCTATCGCGGACCCAATAACACTACCAGAGCCGAACTGATCGAAATCAAACCCAAAAGTCAAAGCATTATTGAAGACAACCAAAGCCAACGCGATCGTGCTATTGTGGCCATCAACTATGCCAAATGGGCAGCTGCCCAGGCCTGGTGCAAGCGCAACGGATTGGTTTTTAGAATCATTACCGAATCTGACATTTTCCACCAAGGCAATAAAAAACGCGGTAAATAAGGTATGACGAAACGATTAGAGGAGCTGTTTGAGTTTGACCGACTCGAACCTGTCTCAGAACCCATTGCCTCAGTTCTCACAGTGGAACAAACCCGTGCTGCTATTGTGGACATTGATACCAACATAGACAAAATTGATTCAGCATTGCCAGCAGTGCGTGATCTTGACACCAGCGATTGTGAACTGGACGAGCTGGCAGATCTGGCCAAACAAAGTTTTCAGGATCTAAGTGATCTTGGCATGAATGTGGATTCAAGATTTGCTGCTGAACTGTTTGCAGTGGCCGGTACCATGTTGGGACATGCACTCACAGCCAAGACTACCAAGCTGAACAAAAAACTAAAAATGATTGATCTACAGTTGAAAAAAGCTCGACTGGATCAACAGGCACCCAACACTGAACAGTTGCCCACAGCCGAAGGGCAAATACTGAGTCGCAACGATTTGCTGGAACGTCTAATAGGCTCCCGAGATCAAAAAGACAAAAGTTCATAAATATCATATAGGGAAAAAAAGTATGAAAAAATTTCAAGAATACCTGGCTGAATCAGAAAGAACTTACAACTACAGAATCAAGATTGTGGGTGACACTCCTTCAAATTTTGTAAAAGATTTAGAAGAAAAACTCAAACAGTTTGAGATTGTCAAAATCTCAGCACCCAAGACCACGCCGGTACAGGCTACTCCTGCAGACTTTCCTGCATTTGCCAACGATCGAGTGACACACATGGATGTTGAATTTCGTTATCCAGCCGTAGAACCGCAGATCAAACAGCTGGCTCAATTGCTGATGTTTGATCCCAACCGAATACGAATGTTGACCACACCATACGAAGACAGTGTAGATCAAGAGCGTACAGAAGTTGAAACGCAAAACAAGAATCTTTTAACTGACACAGATTTCCCAGCACCAAACAAGCAACAAAAAGCCCTGTACAAAGACTACAGTACTGAGTACAACAATCATGCTGTGCTCAAAAATGCCTATCGCAGTGACTTTACTGTAGCTGGCGGCAAAACACCAGCCGCAAAAACAACTAACGATTTCCCAATGGGCAACACCAGTCCAATGAGCAAGATCAAGTTGCCACCCAAGCCAGCCACTGGCAACCGACCAAGAGGATAAACCATGGATAATTTTTTTCAAAACATAAACAAACGACTGACTGATATTGATGCCAGTGCCAAACTAACTGAAGGTGCTGTCACTGAACGTGACATGGGCAAGCATAATAATGCCAACACAGGCTTTGATGCCTTGGCAAAAAAAGCTGGAGCCAAATATGGTAGCAAGGCCGCCGGCAAACGTGTGGCCGGAGCTCAATTCCAGAAAATGAAAAAGGCTGGACAGTTGGAAGAAGGTCAGTGCTCCTCTTGCAATTGCTCACCATGCGAGTGTGACAGCATGGAAGAATCAGCATTTCAAGCTGCAATTGGCAAAAAGAAATATGGCGATCAAGGCATGAAGGCCTTGCAAAAAGCTGGTCGTGAACATGCTGGTGCTAAAACCATGAGCAATATTCGCAACAAGTACAACAAGTATGACGAAGCCGACAACATGAGTCTTGAAGAACAAGACATGGAAGAAGGCAATGAATTTAGTGGTGCACGGCAGGCAGCTATCAAGGCCGGCAAATCCACATTCAGCGTAGGTGGCAAAACTTATCGGGTCACCGGTGACACTTCAAATGAAAAACAAATGAAGGAAGGCGCTTTTAAAAAGATTGATATTGAACGTCAAGAAAAAGCTGAAAAAGCTCGCCATAGTCCCAACAAAGGAGCACTCAATCAGGTGCCAGGCATGCAAAATCTCAAACCACATGCCAAGGAACATCCTTTAAAAAATGTAGCCCGCGGTATCAAAGCATTTGTCAAAGGTGAGCCTGAGCCCATGGATGAAGCCTTCACATTTAATGATAAAAAAGGTCGTTGGGAATGGGACGATGGCACTTCCTACAGTATGAGCGAACTTACTCCTGCTCAGAAGGAAAGAGTTAAACAATGGAAGTTAGAGAATCCTGGCAAGCGACCTGGACGCCCGCCTGCAAACACCGACCGACAACCAAATAATTATGGTACTCGGGGATTTAGAGAACAAGCCATGGATGAAGCAAAGAAATCCAAACCTGACTATCCAGACATTGACAAAGACGGTGACCGCAAAGAATCCATGAAAAAAGCCGCCGCTGACAAAAAAGGCCAAAGCACAGCAGGCACAGTGTTTGATCCTGAATATCGCGCTCGAATGAAAAAAGACAAAGAAGGCACTGGTAATTTTGATAAGAAATCAACCAGCACTGGCACAGTGCATACTCGACGTCACCGTGAAGATGACGAAGAAGAAGTCAAGAGCGATGAGCCAAAGCGCAAAGGTCGTCCAAAAGGACCTGCCAAAGCGCCTGAGCGAGTGACAGCCAAAAGCTACAAATACAAGAGCGGTCGCCCAGTCAAAGAAAACGAAATTGGCATAATGAATCGTGGTGAATACGATCAGGAAGGTGCTGAAGCCAAAGGCGACATGCACACCATCATGCGTCATGCCCGCGAACTTGAAACACATTTACAAGACAGCGAAAACTTGCCAACCTGGGTAATTGAAAAGATTGGCCAGATCAAAGGCATGATGACCAGCGTCAGCGATTACATACTGTCACAGCAAGAGCACGATACTGAACATGACACTGGTCAACAAGGTATTGTGCTGGTTCCAGAAAAAGCAGTCAGTGTAGCACAACGCAGAGCCGCTGGCATTGCACGTGGCGCACAAAAGGGCGAAATCCCCAAAAACACATTGCGTGGCGCTTCAAAACAAATGTCCCGGATGCCCAAAGGTGAGTTGCGCAAGTTTGCTGCTACCAAGGAAAAAGGACTGCCCAAGCATGCAGAATCGGAGCCTGCGGACAAGTCCAAAAAAGTCAAAGAAACAACCACCAGTGGCAGTGTGGCACCTGCACCGAATGCTGCACCAAAAGGCAGTGGCAAGATGTCATTTGGCAAGGGTGTGTACGAAGGCGCCATCAGTGAAAGCTACGAACGCAAACTGTCAGGTGTATTGGCCGAAGGCATGACCATGTCAGTAAACATGGGAACCGAAGGTCAACGATCAATCAGCGTGAATGCTGATGGAGAAGATGCTGAAAAATTAGCAGAAATCCTAAAACTGGCTGGACTGGGCAACGCAAGTCATGGCGACATGACTCCGGGTTGTGATTCATGTGGTCAGGCATCATGTGGATGTGACACAGTGGATGAATCCTATGGCGATTCTGCTGTGACCAACAACATGCCAGACTGGCCTACTGATCCTGAAACAACTGACGCCAATGACCCGTATTTGCGTAGACTAAGTGGCGGCCTAAATGGACCCAAGTCAACAGGTCAAACCACTACGCCAGTAATTGCTGGTCAGTTGCGTAGAACCAGTACCATGGAACAAACAGTCAAGCTCGAGCAAGATCTGCACCGACTCTACAAGAACTACAAGCCCAGATGAAAACATTAAAACACTA